AAATACAAAGTTACAACAGCATGCATCTGCTTTCCAATCAGTACATGTTTATTACCAGCGGACAAGATATGCATACCTATTCAGGTGGTGGTAAATTTGACACAGCCGGTACAAACTGGAATCGAGCAGCTGGTGGTTATATACATGAAAGCACAGGTCAAGATTACGGCTTAAATGCTGCATCTGAAATAAATTTGTTTGGAACCAGAGTCGATCTAAATGGTACTCAACCTCCATTGGCTACAGTGGCTGTGTCTGCCCAAGGACCTAACGACCTCAATCAACAAGATGGAATTTTAGACACACTTGGCAATGTTATCTCAGTGCTTACTGATACTATAGTTTATCATTTGCCCTATCATGAACCCTATGACGATCACGGCGGGCGAAATGCATATGGGATACAAAATGCTACAACCTATAACAAAAACACAGGATTACGTGCAGGAGAAGTTGTAGTCAACAGCGACAAACCTCTAAATTTAGTAGGTACACCATTGTCCAGCATGCCTGCAGGTACATATATAGGTGCAGGATACAATGTTCAGAATCAACCTGTTTATGCATATCAAGGTGTTTCAAATGCAGCTGTCCAATCAGTAAACAGCCTACAATTATCAGACCCGGGTGCACAATTTATGATAGGCTATGAAAATGGCAGCTATATACCAATTGTAGTGGGATCGCCGCCAGTGTCACAAATTGGTTATGGACATAATTTAACTCCAATTGAAATCAGCACCGGGCAGGTATCAATAAATGGATCACAATACAGTCTTGCTGCACCGTTGGATCAACAACTTATTGGTCAATTATTTCAACAAGATATGGTCACAGTACAAAATTGGATGCGACCTGTGGTAAATGTTGCTGTCACTCAAACTCAATATGACATGTTGTGCAGCCTTGCCTTTAACATTGGCCAAACCAATTTCACAAATGCCCCTGTTATTAAAAGCTTGGTAGAAGGCAATATTCAGAATGTGCCAAATGAATGGATGCAATGGACACTCAACGGCAACAATCAGCTGGTACCCCAACTGGTGCAAAGAAGACTAGCAGAAGCCACACAATTTATGAGTGCACCTTTTCAAGACCTTGTTCAAGAAACCAATGCAACTGCACAAACCAATACTTTAACAATTGGTAATCCAGTCAATTCACTTACTGGAACAGTAGCTCCTTTGGTACCCAGTGTAGGCACTGTTACCCCTGCATTGACGATCCCATAGCAGATTTTTTAAGATATGCGGAATTTTATGTAGTCAACCACAGCCTTGGCCATGTTAGATTGACAATAAGTTTCAAAACCTAAAAATCCTGGGGCTGAATTGGCTTCGCATACTTTGAAACCATCGGCATCAAACAACAGGTCTATACCTGCTATGTCAAGATCAAGTATTCTAGCTGTCTCTCTGGATATAAATTCAATTTCAGGTGTGATTTCAAACAACATTCCCGTGCCACCGTTTGATATATTGGCTCTGAAATCATTTTGCGATGTACGTTGCATAGCACCAATTACTTTGCCTCCCACTACCCACACCCGGAGATCAGTTCCTACTTTGTATCCAATATATTCTTGAATGATTAGACTTTTATTTGTAGAAAGGCTATTGATAAGCTCCATGAGTTCACCAAAGCTGGATCTATCTTTGCATAGATACACTCCTTTGCCATGACTTCCTGTAATTACTTTTACCACACACGGCCAACCTATTTCGCTATCAACTATCGACTCATTAATGGGCCATCTAACCAACATTGTTTTAGGTATCGGAATACCATGTCTAGCCAGCAGCTGACTGGTTTCCAGCTTGTCTTTAACTCGATCAATACTTGCACTGCTGTTGATAACAGGAACTCCAAGATTCTCAAGTTGTCGCATGGCTGCAAGGCAAAAATAGTTCGATCCGCTGCCAGTTCTTGCCAAAACTGCCAATGGCATTTCTACCCGTTCTCCGTTTAACCAAATATTTGCAAGATCTTTTTTGTTGACAATAAGATCTAACGTATCGGGATGTACCAATTGGCTGGAAATATTTTCTTCAGAAAATGCTTGTAAAAGTCGCCGGTTTTCATATTCATCAATGGTTTTTCTGCTGAGTATCCATATCAGTGCCATGCACTGATATTTATCATTTACGGTTGTTAGTTGACTGTGTAGTCGTTTAATGTATCAGCAAAATCCTCGTCATATAAAACACTGTCTACAACCATTTCAATAAATTCTGGCCAGAGGCTGTTGCAAGCTGAGCATGTTTTATCTGCCCAAATATTAGATTCAATTGGTTCACAAACCAATTGTGCCTTTTTACACACAACACACCAACGCCGTCTATCATCAAAAGAGGTACCATGTTCTATGGGACTATCGCCAAACTCTTTTATCAAAAGATTGCGTACATTATCGTCATTGGCAACAAAAAGTTCTAGGTTCATCTGACTACTCCTTTATAGGTTTACATTTACTTAGAGCGCAACTTTTTCTATGAGCCCAATAACTTCTCCCACGGTTTCAGCATTGTCTAGCTGTTCTAATGCATTGTCCGGAAGCTGAAATTTTTGCTCTAGTCGCATGATCAAATCTACCATATCCAAACTATCAAGCTCTAAATCGTCAATCAACCGTAGATGCATGCCTATAGGCCCAGACACACCTAAATCATTCTGCAAATATGCCATTACAACTTCTTTAACTGTTTCAACCGACATTAGCACACCTTTGTGTATAATACAACTGCGTTTAACTTACTTTCTATTTTGCGATAGGTCAACTGATAAAAAATACCATCTTTTAAATCGTATAAATACCATTATGGCAAAGTTAACTAGTAAAAACATGTTTGTTGGATATTCAACAGTAAACACATTTGGCAGTCAACAACTTGCAGATATCGCAATTGTCAATCAAGATCTGTTGAATGTGTTTTATACCAAAAAGAACGAACGAGTAATGATGCCTGGTTTTGGGTTTGGCGGATGGGATTATCTATTTGAACCTATCGATCAAGTGAGAGATTTGATAATATCCGAAGCTCAGCAGGTAATCAACAATGATCCCAGAGTACAATTGCAGTCAATTAATGTCTCACAGCAGCAGTTTGGACTTAGCATACAAATGACCCTTTTTTATGTGCCATGGCAGGCCATTGGGACATTTGAAATAAATTTTGACAATCGAAGCGCCGCAATGGCTTAAAAGGAATACTATCTATGGCTACAACGCAACAAGTCAGGCAAAGCCAATTATTTGCTGCTCAAGACTGGCAAGTTATCTACACTGCATATACACAGATAAATTTCAGCGCATACGATTTTGCTACAATTCGTACAGCGATGATCAATTACATCAGACTGAATTATCCTGAAGATTTTACTGATTGGATCGAAAGCAGCGAGTTTGTTGCACTGATTGACCTACTGGCCTATCTAGGTCAAAGCTTGGCGTTTAGAATGGATCTCAACACCAGAGAGAATTTTATTGAAACCGCCACACGTAGAGATAGCATATTCAGATTGGCAAGAATGCTCAGCTATCAACCACAGCGTAGTATTCCCGCTAGCGGATTGTTGCAAATTACGTCAGTGATAACTGATCAACCTGTGATTGATGCTGATGGTAATAATCTTCAAAACATCACCATCAATTGGAATGATCTCAACAATCCCAACTGGTATGAGCAGTTCATTTTGGTTCTAAATGCAACCTTGAACAGCACCAATACATTTGGCAATCCAACACAGTCAGGCACTGTATCCGGTATACAAACACAAATTTATGAAATGAATAATACGTCAATTCCCACAAGTGTATTACCTTTCACGGCCACAGCAGCAGGAAATACAATCAATTGCGAATTGGTAAATGCCAGCATCAACCCCGGTACTACTACAAATATACTCAATGCAGGGTCATTTTACGAGATTGATCCTAACCCATTGAACAGTTGGAATATTATCTATCAAAATGACGGTAATGGATTTGCCAGCCCCAACACAGGTTTTTTCTTTTACTTCAAACAAGGAACCATGCAATATCAAGATTATGCATGTAATCAACCCATTGCCAATCGAATCATTGATGTTAATGCCAGCAATGTCAATCAAACAGATGTTTGGGTGCAATTGATAGATACAAATGGATTGGTAATCAGTCAATGGACTCAAGTTCCGTCAGTTGTAGGAAACAATATTATATATAATAGTTTGGCCAATAATGTACGCAATATCTACAGTGTAATTAGTAGAAACGTAGCTGGCAACGATCAAATCAGCATTAGATTCGCAGATGGCACGTTTGGTAATGTTCCTGTTGGTATTG